AAAAGCATGTGGAAGAAGCGCAGCGATTACATGCGGATGGTAGGCGGAGCGACGACCTCATTTTTATCAGGCGACAAGTCCGCCGCAGTCGTGGGAGCCACGGCCAGCCTGCTACTCGTAATCAACGAGGCGCAGGATATTTCCCCCGCGAAATATGACAAGGACTTTGCCCCCATGGTTGCCAGCACAAACGCAACACGGCTGATCGTAGGGACAGTCTGGACGAGTAACACCCTTCTCGCCCGCGAAGAAAACGCGGCCAGAGAAGCAGAGAAGGCAGACGGGTTCCGCCGCGTGTTCCTGTACACCTCCGAGGAAGTCCGCAGGCATGTTCCCGCTTACGGTCAGTTCGTAGATCAGGAGATCAAGAAGCTAGGCCGAGAACATCCCCTAGTCAAGACGCAATATTTCTGTGAGCGGATCGATGCTCAGGCCGGCATGTTCAATGCCGCCCGTCGCGCTCTAATGCAGGGAGACCAGCCAGCGCACGAAACCCCGCAGCCAGGACACACCTACGCCTTTATCGTGGACGTGGCAGGTCAGGATGAAGCCAGTATGTCCCTCGATGACGTTGGCAGAAGTAATCCAGGCCGCGATCAGGTCACATTGCATATCGTTTCGGTGGACCTGTCCGAAATGCAGACCCTACAAGCGCCTATCTACCGCGCAGTCAAGCGTATGGCGTGGACAGGAGAAAATCACATCTCCATTTTCGGCAAGATCAATGCCTTTTGGAGCGTGTGGAACCCGCAAATGATGGTGATCGATGCCACAGGAGTCGGCGAAGGATTATGGGCCATGTTCGACAAGTCCCATCCCACCCGCATTATCCCCGTCAAATTCTCCCAGCAGGTCAAGAGTGAGATCGGATACGGCTATCTTGCGATTATCAATACAGGCCGTTTCCGTGATTGTTGTCCCTCGCCAGAAGTAGAAAAGCAATATGCCGCCTGCACCTCTGAAATCCTCGTAGGTCCAGCGAAAACAATGCGCTGGAGCGTTCCAGACGGCACGCGGGATGCAGACGGCTTGTTGATCCATGACGATCATGTTGTGACCGATGCCATGACCACCATTCTCGATAAATTGCAATGGCATATCGAAGTTGAAGCCGAGACCATCCCCATGCGCGACCCGATGCGAAGCATGGACAGGAACTATTGAAATGACTCTTACCCGCCCCGTTGAAACAGAGCAAGCGATCATGATCGGCCAGCCATGGAACGGACTCTATCGAGACCGCTATTCCTACGAGCGCGACACCATTTTGGAGGAAGCCGTCAGAGCGTGGCGCCTCAATCCATTGGCACGCCGCCTTACCAACCTATACAAAATCTACAACGTGGACGGGATCAGTTTCAAGTGCGACGATCCAGACACGGAGAAATTCCTACAAACCTTCTGGACGCACGACCTCAACCAATTCGAGGAAATGCTGGAGGAAATCTCAAACGAAATCTTCCTGACGGGCAACCTGTTCCCGCTCTTTTCAGTGGACGCCAGCGGAATGACCTATGTACGCATCTTTCCCACGGATCAGATCGCAGAGATCAAGACCGCAAACAACGACATCAGGCAGGAAATTGCCTACATTACCAAACCGCTCAACATGGATGTGGAACCGCAGACCTTTATCAATCCGCGTGGCTTGCCATCCGTGAGCGTTCCCAACTTCATGCAGCACTACACCATCAACAAACTGGCAGGTACAGCATGGGGTGAGGGTGAAATCTGGCCTGATCTCCCCTGGCTTGGACGGTATGCCTCGTTCCTCGAAGATCGTGTGAGGCTCAACCGCTACCGACAAGCCTATATGTATGATGTTGCTCTGACGGGCACAGACAGCGAGAAGGTCAAGGCAAGGAAGAACGAATTACGCAACAATCCCCCACAGCCGGGCAGTGTCAATGTCCACGATGAGTCCGAAAAGTGGAGCGTGATCGCGCCAAACCTTTCAAGCGGAGAAGCGGAGCGCGACGGCTTGACCCTAAAGAAGATGATCGCCGTCAATCATGCGCCCATGCACTACCTTGCAGAACCCGAGTCCTCCACGCGCACCACCGCAGACGCCGCAGGAACACCAGCGTTCAAGGCGTTCGAGGATAACCAGCGGATTTTCAAGCGTGTTATTCACAAGATACTGACCATTGCCGCAAAGCGCAGAGCCGAGAAGGATAGCAAGGTCAAGGCAGATGCAAAGATCGAAGTCAGATCAGCAGATGCCACCGAGCGCGATAATGCCGCCCTCGCGCTTGCCACAGGTCAGATCGTTTCAGCCATCGGAGAAATGTACGACCGCAAATTACTCGATGAAGGCGAATACCTCCGCCTTGTGTATCGCTTCGCGGGCGAAGTCATGCCCGCAGGCAATGCCCCGAAGGGTATCCGCAAACCATTAGAAAAGCCTGCTAACACCAATCAAGGCGGACTCAAGACCGACGCCGAGACTGGTGAAGTGAAAGAACCAAAATAAGGAGCGTGCAATGCCAAATCCGAGAAACAATGAACTACGTTTCGATGCGTTCCAGAGCGCACCCACGAAAACCGCCAAGGGATACGAGATACTTGTCGTCCACGCAGGCCAGGCCAATGGCTGGAACTTCCCCGCAGCAGTCTTGCAGGAGGCTGTCAAGTTTTGGGAAGGTGTGGAATGTTTCGCCGATCATAATATGTTCGGCGAGTCGGTTCACGACCTCGCAGGTGTATTCTCCAATCCCCGTTGGGACGAACTCCAACAGGGCATTATTGCAGACCTTCGGCCAATAGGTCCCGCCGCTGAATTGCTCAGAGCATACGCGGACGAGATGTTTAGCGATCACGACCCGCACCCAAACATGGGCTTCTCTCCCGTCCTGATCTTTACCAGCGAAGAGAAGGATGTCACACACATCCTTCGTGTTCGTTCGGAAGATATGGTAATCAATCCAGCATTCCGCACGAAATTTGTAGCAGAAAAATTCCAAAGGAGAAATGAAATGCCTACCCTCGATGAAACCACCAATCCCGCGCCCGCCGACATGACCGAGCATGTACAGGCCATGAAGGAACTGACAGGCGCACAGGCGGAGATCAATGCCGCTGTCAAAGGCGCACAGGAAACCCACCTGCAAATGTGCCAGAGTCTTTTGAGCGCGTCCCTCGATGCGGCCAGCGTCGATCTCCCCGATGCCGCAATCAAGATGATCCGTGACCGCTTCAACAACAAGACTTTCAAGCCAACCGAATTGAAGGCTGAAATCGACTCGTTCAAGGAAGCCTTCGCGCAGCAGAATGCCGCCGCGTCCATCGTTGGACCCGCGCAGGTCACAGGCATGTTCACCCGCGAGGATCAATTGCAGGCCGCCATTGACGACCTGATCGGCGCACCCCGCGAACAGGGCAGCGAGAATTTGAAGGTACATAAATTCTCGGGCATCAAGGAAGCCTATCTCATGCTTACCAATGACTACGGTTTTGTTGGTGATGTGGATGTGCGCCTTGCTAAATTCCAGGGCACGACCGCCACGTTCCCGAGCCTTGTTGCCAATGCCTTGAATAAAGCCATTGTCATGCAGTGGAACCAGTACGGCAAAGCTGGATACAACTGGTGGGAGAAGATCGCCACCATTGAAACCTTCGAGACCTTGAACTCGATCAAGTGGCTCCGTCTCGGAACCATCGCCTCCCTCCCATCTGTGAGCGAAGGCGCAGAGTACACCGAACTGAAGCTGGGTGACAACGGCGAGTCCAGCACCTTCATCAAGTATGGTGGTTATCTGTCCTTCACGCTTGAAGCCATGGACAGGGACGATACCCGCAAACTGCGTGCCGCGCCGCGCGAGATCGCAATGGCCGCGCTTCGCAATATCTCGGAGCAGATCGCCTATATCTTCACACAGGCCAGCGGAGCAGGTCCGACCCTCGCAGACACAGGCGCGTTGTTCAATGCAACCGCCGTCACCACAGCCGGCGGACATGCCAACCTTTTGACCACCGCCCTTGGCACAGACTACACCGCATGGAATGCCGTATCAGCCGCCGTGTACAACCAGCCGATGTTGGTTGCCAATGAGTCGGGCTACTACGGCACAGGCAAGAAACAAGCACTTGATCCCACGATCTGCCTCGTTCCGCGTGATCTGAAAGCGCAGGCCGAAGCCCTGTTCATGCCGCGCTGGGCGTCCAGTGTGGAAGCCATCGCGTCCAGTGGCGGACCGTCCTACGGCGGACAAGTCTTGCCCGTTGTTGTCCCCGAATGGACAGACACCAACAATTGGGCAGCCGTGGTTGATCCCATGCTCCTGCCTGGTGTGATGATCGGTACTCGCTACGGTCTGATCCCGCAGGTCATCATCGCGGGCGATCAGAAAGACCCCGCCATGTTCAGCAATGACGAAAGCCGCTTGAAGGTGCGCCACTTCCTCGCTACTGGTATCGGAAACTGGTCCGCCCTCCACAAGTCCAACGTCGCGTAATGTATTCACCCCAAAGGTAAACAAAATGCCTTTGGGGAATTAGTCCCTCTGACACCACCCTTGCCAGAGCAAAAGGAGTAAATATCATGGGTTACGTTCACGATACACACATGCAGAAGTTCATCCCGCCGACCATGTTCCATGCCGTAACAGGCACATGGGCAAATGCCGCTGGGAATGTGGCGCATACCATCGTCCTGCAAAAGACAGCAGGCGCGGAAACCGCCACCGTCACGATCCCGCTTGCCGTGCCTGGGAACAGTTCCGACGAGAAAGGTTCCAAGATTGCCAGCGTTGAGATCGACTACGAAATCCTGACCAGCGCGGCCACCAGCGTTACCGCCACCGTTTGGAAGATTGCACGCGGAGCCGATGGAGCCGTTGCAGTAGCAACTGCGGTCACAGCCACGCAAGACCTCACCGCCGCGACCGATGCCGCCGATGTAGATCAGCATTGCCTTACCGTCAGCATCACCACCCCCGAGTACATCGATGATGACGATTACTGGTTTGTTGAACTCGCCTGCGTCTGTGCCGCTGGAACCGTTCTTGAATTCCTCGGCGCACAGGTCAATTTCACTCTGAGGGCGTAATGCCAGATAAGACAGGTAACGCACTCACAGACCGCGTGCCTGCCCGCGTTCAGGCCATCGCCGACAAAATCGGCGATGCGCCTCTGGCATGGAGAGAATGCGAGGACGGTTCAATCGTGATCGTGTTCAACTCCAAAGGCAAGCAGACCTTTGAGAAGGTCGAGGAATTCGACCACATCATCCACACCAAAGCGGA